ACAGTATTGACCTCTAGCTTACGCCATGCAGTCAAAGCATCACTCACATTCTTAATCTCTTCTGCTTGCATACGCTTTATCACTGACCTTTTGAGTAGCTTTGCACCAGCCTTGCTCTTAACCATTGATAGAGACTTAGTATAGTCTACCCAGATCTTAAGTGATTCTATAAATCTTCTTAGGTAGTCAGGATCAAGATTCTTGTAGCAAGATATAAGAACCTTCAGTTCATTGATCAACTTGTCTGTCAAGGGATTTGGTTGAGCACTGATTGATGTCTCTTCTATAACCAAATCTATCATCTTGTTGCACACCCTAGAACCAGATGTATTAAATCCCTTTGTCTTAAATCTAGTGCCCAGTATTAGTGATCTCACAGAATTCTCTTTCCCTGAGAAGTGCCTCATAACGAAAGTGACTGAAGTTTGTGTAACTAATGGGTTCTTTGACGAGTAGAGAACAAGGTCAGCTAAAAACTCAGAGTCACTGTCAATGTTAGTTGAAGACATCATTTCTATAAGGGATGGGATCCTGAATCCAGAGGATGACAATGGGGTTATAAGTATAGCCTCCATCGTAGATTCAGTTAGGCTATTGTCAATCCTCGTTAGTCTCACCTGGGAATAGTAATGCATAAGGAAATATGATTTATTCGGTGACGCACCTGATTTTATCAATGACCTAGACTGCCCAACAATCCTTATTATAGCATCAGAAACTAACTGGATTCCGTCAGATCTCATATTCTGTCCCAAAACTGAAGATTCTTTCAATGACATATCTAACAATCGAGAATCATAGCACACATTCCCAAGATACTCCCAGATAATGAATGATATAAATGTCTTCTTAAGGTTGAAAGTCAAGCCAAACCGAGCATATATCTTCTGTATCTTGTAAATGTAAGACCTAATCTTATCTATTGGGACATTCCTCCTCACAAGGAAATAGAAGAGGCCATCATCAGAGAAAGCAAGTAACTGACCAGATAGCGCAATCGACTCTAGGGCTATCTCCATTATAACTGCATGGCAAGACGACCAAACGAAGTTGAAGAACCCTTCAAAGCCACCTAAGACCCCTATTAAGAAGTCAAAGTAACCCCTGGTGTTGTGTATCACTATAGCTGATCTAAACACCAAGTCAATCCTAGATAGCCACTCTTCACCAGTTAGCTCAGCCAATATCTCTCCATAGGCTCTTAATATTGCCATTGGGAATTTCTTTGAGAACTCTGATAGATCAAATGAGATGAATACAGCTCTGTTGTCTGAGTCAGGCCCTGTCATAGCATTGCAGAAGTTCTCAAGGTCCTTCCTCATAGCCTCATAGCCTTTCACAATTGACACTCCCATCTGCTTCCTACTTACTAGCCTAGCTAGCCTCTCAACCCTTTGTGTAACTCCCTTAATAAATTGCTCAGCTATATAAAACATCCTAGTCAACTTCTTATGATACTCACCATACTTAGGCTCTGTTGAAACTAGTGTCCTGGCCTCCTCAGTAGATTCTAAGAAGCTTTGCAAATCAGCAAGAGGAATCTGCTCAATGTTGAGTTGAGGGTACTTTGATTCAAAATCTTTGTGAACCTTTATTAGCCTCTTGAACTTAGATATAGCAATTTTGCCATGCAACTCTGACTCACCATCCATTTCAGACTTAAGATCATTCATATTTCCATACTTATCCTTACACTTGGGCTTTGTCTTATCTGATGACTGTGACCAATCTTTCATATTGTGGAAATCATTAATATCACCAGGACCACCTTTACACGAAGACTTATCAGATGCCTCAACATTAAGTGATTCTGCTTCTGGTATAGACGGGCATTTTTCAAACTTCACATTTGACCACTGAACAAAAGAAAAACCAACAATCTTATTCAAATCAACACGGGTTAACTGGCTAGCAGCTGCAAGTTCATTATCACCTGACAGCCTAACATCATGTCCAGATGATCTAAGTGAACTGTAAAGTGCTCTTCTTGCTGTTGCCTTGAATCTCGGGATTAGCTCACTGTCCGCAACATTAGGGTCTTGCACACCTGTAATTGTCCTGAAAACTTCCTCTAAGTTAGCATCTGGGTGGACAAATGCTTTGTAAGTGTTGCATATATTAATTCTCACTGTTTTATTCTTGCTCAAATTTGCAACAATGTTGTAAAATTCAAGTGCATTTGTTGATCTCTCACTGGTTAGAGTACTTATGTAATCTTTTTTTGGATTGTTTGACATGATCGGGTTACTGTCGAGGTCGTACATGAACAATTGCCTAGTTGCTTTTATTGACTCACCTACAAATTCTGGGTCTTTGTCAGCAATAAGCCTTGCCCCTTCGTGTAAGGCTAAGATAAGTGCATCTGCCTCAACACTGAGTTCATAACATGATGATAGCAATGAAAGATGAGAGTATGTCTTGAATAACTGTATCAATGCTTTGTAGTGCTGGCCAGTTGTTAGGAACCACGACTTGCCTATTTTAACTGCCATAGCAGGTCCTAAAATAACCACAGCAATATCTCGATTCTCTACAACATCCAGGTAATTCTTTATATATAGCGATAATTTTTCCTCTTTGTCACCTTCATCCTTCCCATATTTATACTGAGACAAAAACGCAATTGACTTTGAGCGCTCTTCGTCTAGTATGAAATGAATCCTCTGACATTCAATGAACGACTTCCTAGAACTTTCTGTGCTAAACACATCACCTGTAGACCTCTTTGAATTAGAGTTGTTGAGATTCCTTACAAGATTTGAGAACTCTGCTGACTTTGTAAACTTCTCTGGATCAAACTGTGTCTTGCGAGATGAAAACTTTTTGAGATCCTTCATAACTAAAGAAGCCATGGTGAATACTGAATGGTTCCCTGAGAGAATATTTGGGACATCTAAAACTCTCCTTGATCTTCCATTATTTGTTGAAAGGATGTGCTTCTCCGCATGCCTTGAATATTTCTCAAATGTAAACTTGAAAGGAGATTGAGGCAATCCTCTGATTGAATTACCTAGTAGTATTAGTGTGCTAGAATCATTTTGGTTCACAATACCTGATCTAGACCTATTACCCGATAGTAACAAAGCAATGTCAAATAATGACTCAACTGATGATATTGAGCCATCCATTTTATATTTACTTATTCAATTTATCTAATTTTTTATTATATTTTTTGTTTCTTTT